ATCTTCCTAAAAGAATCCCCTCTCAAACACCTGAAAAAGGTGTCTCAGCTCCGACCGGATCATCCAGTCAAGAAGTATGTAATGAAGCGATTGATCCCGTCAAACTTCCATTATAAGCTGTTTTACGCCCCTAAGTTTAGGGAATGGGTCAACTCATTTATTCCAGATAAATTTGACTTAAATCAACCGGATGAACCTCGTTTGATAATCCCTTTGTTAGATTCTTACGGTAACCTTGTGGGACTACAGGGAAGAAATTTCTCAAAGAATGGGCTTCGATATATAACAATCATTGTCGATGAAACCAAGCCAAGAGTGTACGGTTTAGATCATACTGATCTCACCAAGCCTACATATCTATTGGAGGGTCCAATCGATTCAATGTTTATACCAAATTCACTAGCAATGGTGGGTTCGGACTGTTTTTCTGCGATTGATCTATTGAAGCAACAAAACACAAGTGTAGACTTCAACCTCACTTTCGTGTATGATAATGAACCTAGAAATAAAGAAATTGTCGGTAGAATAGAAAAAGCAATTCAAAAAGGCTATAAAGTAGCGCTATGGCCATCTCATATTCAACAGAAGGATGTCAACGAAATGGTACTTGCTGGAATGAAACCTGCTGACATCAAGTTGATCATTGACGTGAATACATTTAGTGGTATAGAAGCCACTTTGCAACTTTCGATGTGGAGAAAAGTATGAAAGTAAAGTTAGTAAGTTATAGTAATGCAGCAGGACAACTGCCAGCAAACATTGACTCAATTAAAGATCTTGTAGCATACTGTGCACGTGTATCAAATCCAGCAAACCAAGCCAACACAGAAACTTCTGGCAAACTTCTAAAGTATCTTATCAAACACAAACATTGGTCTCCTTTTGAGATGGTCAATGTTTGTATGGAAATTGAAACGACGAGGGATATTGCAAGACAGATCCTTCGTCATCGTTCGTTTTCTTTCCAAGAGTTTAGTCAACGATACGCCAATCCTATTTCTGAACTTGGTAATGAACGAGATTTTGAGTTCCGTGAACTACGAATGCAAGATCCAACCAACAGACAAAATTCATTCAAACCTCAAACACTTGGAGATTTGGTGATTGAAGATGAGTGGGTTTGGAGACAACAACAAACACTACGAGTGGCCAGAGAAAATTATATGTGGGCTATTGAAAAGGGAATTGCAAAAGAAGTTGCAAGAGCCTTGTTGCCAGAAGGACTAACAATATCAAGATTGCTAATGAACGGAACACTCCGTTCATGGATTCACTATATTGAACTACGATCAGCAAACGGAACACAAAAAGAACATATGGACATTGCAAAAGAATGTGGTATAGTGATTGCAAAGCTATATGGTGAGAATTTGTTTGCACAAGAATAATAACAGGAGAAGTTAATGAAAGACGAGTTGGTGCACGGTATTAAAGTAGATTACTCACGTGATGGGTTGTTTGATATACTAGGAAAGAAAAGACTCAAAGAGTCTTATATGAAAGAAGATGAAGAATCACCACAAGAAAGGTTGGCATTTGTTTCAAAATCATTCTCGTCAAATCCAGAACATGCTCAAAGGCTATATGATTACGCTTCAAAACATTGGTTGTCGTATTCGACACCTATACTTTCGTTTGGTAGAACTCAACGTGGTCTACCAATTTCATGTTTTCTGCCTTACCTCCATGACTCATCAGCTGGGTTGGTTGACACTCTTGCCGAAGTAAATTGGCTTTCAATGTTGGGAGGAGGAATTGGAATTGGAGTTGGTATTCGCTCTGCTGATGATAAGTCTACTGGTGTTATGGCTCACCTTAAGATATACGACGCCTCGTCATTGGCCTATCGCCAAGGATCAACTCGTAGGGGTAGCTACGCTAGCTATCTTGACATCTCTCATCCTGATGTTGTTGAGTTTATAGAGATGAGAAAGCCAACTGGAGATCAGAATAGACGCTGTTTGAATCTCCATCATGGTATCAACATTACAGACGATTTTATGCAGCTGATTGAGCAAAGCATGCTTGATCCCGACTCTGATGATTCGTGGCAGCTGAAAGATCCTCACGACGGTACAGTGAGAGATGTCGTATCAGCACGTGATCTATGGCAACGTATTCTCGAAACAAGAATGCACACTGGTGAGCCTTACATCCACTTCATTGACACCTCAAACAAAGCAATGCCAGAGTTTCAAAAGAAGCTTGGTTTGTCTATCAAGCAATCCAATCTTTGTTCTGAAATTATTTTACCAACCGACAAAGACCGTACAGCGGTTTGTTGCTTGTCTTCGTTAAACTTGGAGTACTATGATGAATGGAAATCAGATAAATTATTTTTGCGCGATGTGGCGGAAATGTTGGACAATGTACTCAATTATTTTATTGATAATGCTCCTGATACTATCGCAAGAGCAAAGTATTCTGCTATGCGTGAACGTAGCATTGGTATTGGTGCTCTTGGTTTCCATGCCTACCTTCAGAAGAATTCTATTCCGTTCGAAGGGGCACTAGCTAAGTCTGCAAACATGAGAATGTTCAAACACATAAGGACAACACTAAATGAGGCAAATAAACAACTTGGTACGGAGAGGGGCGAGGCGCCTGACTGTGTGGGCACTGGGCTTAGGTTTTCTCATCTTATGGCTATTGCTCCTAACGCTAGCAGTTCTATTATCATTGGGAATACTTCCCCTTCTATTGAGCCTTTTCGTGCTAACGCGTATCGCCAAGATACGCTTAGTGGCGCTTTCCTCAACAAAAACAAATACTTAGAAAAAATAATCAAGGAGAAGTGTGATGAAGACAAATCCCTCGATGCAGACGAAATCTGGTCAAGTATCATTGCTAACGACGGATCCGTTCAACATCTCGACTTCTTTGACGAGTGGACAAAAGGTATCTTCAAAACGTCTATGGAAATTGACCAGCGATGGATTGTGGAGCACGCAGCTGACAGACAAAATTACATTGATCAAGCGCAATCCCTTAACCTCTTCTTTCGACCCAACGTAAATATAGCATATCTCCATGCAGTCCATTTCATGGCATGGAAACAAGGTTTGAAAACTCTATACTATTGTCGTTCAGAAAAGTTGGCGAAAGCTGACAAAGTATCAAAGAAAATCGAACGTAAAATCATCGAGGAGATTGATATGACCAAATTAGTACAGGGCAATGAATGTTTGGCCTGCGAGGGCTGAGCAAGAAACCGGTAATAGCGTTATTTCAACATCACCCTGAGTGCTCTATTGATTGCTGTAATGGAATGATAGCAGCGCTTTCAGGGAGTTATGATGTGAAGCTCTGGTCAGAAGAGCAATGTAATGATGAATTCTTTAAGGGTGTTGACATAGTTGCTTTCCCAGGAGGAATTGGCGACGCCGATTCACACTTCACCTTCTTTAGAAGAAAGGCAATGCAAGCAGTATATCATTTTATATGTGACGGTGGTAAGTATCTTGGTATTTGTATGGGAGCGTATTGGGCAGGGTCAAGATACTTTGATCTGTTGGATGGAGTAGATGCAGTTCAATACATCAAAAGACCTAATACAGATATTAGAAGATCATATGGAACATCTGCTCCTGTAATGTGGAACAACCAACCAGAGAATATGTACTTTTATGATGGTTGCGCATTGATAGGAGATAATACAAAGTTTAAGACAGTAGCAACATATGCCAATGGGGATCCAATGGCAATTATACAAAACAGAATTGGTATAATAGGATGTCATCCTGAAAGCGAGTTGTATTGGTATGAAAAACCTTATAGTCCTTACATTAGAAAACACTGGCATGAAGGAAGACATCACAAGTTGCTATTAGAATTTACCAACACACTTATGGAACAATAGATGTCACATTTAGTAGCAAATACCCCTCCTATTCATGGATGGGTCAGAAAAGAGTTTTTGTATGACTTTCAAAAAGGGCAAGGAGAATATGAACCTTGCATCTGGGTAACAGTAAAGAGCTTGCGTAGTCAAGCTTTTCGTATTGAAGCATACCTACCGCAGTACGGTGCTTTGTACGATAAGCTACCGTTGCATGCTTTTGTTAGTAGAACTGATAACTTGGGACCTTTCTTAGATTTGGATGTCTTACAAATATGGGATTGCTTTAGTTACGACTTTACAATAATTCAAAAAGCATTTCTAAGAAATTTGAGCTGTAAGTTCTATGGTAAGGACAAAAAACTTTACAACGGTAACTATTTGTTTACAGTGGATCATTCGTCGCCAGATTTAAACATCATAGATACTAGCTATGCTGAATGGCCTGAAGATCACAAGAGCTTCAATTTTATTGAGCTAGATAATGGACAGTATGCAGCTCAACCAAACAATCGTTGTTTGTTTTACGATGCTGCAAGCAATCCTGTTAATACGAAGTTTCCAGACTTCAAAGTATGTACTAAAAAATATGTTGTCGAAAGAAACCCTAAGTGGTTCCTTGGTGACACAACAACCGTAATGTATGAGAAGGAGTAATCATGGCAGCACCTGGAGGAAAGAAAGTCAAAGGCAAAGTTAGAATGTTCAATGGCAAAGAAGTTCAAAATGTTCTATACAATGGTAGAGCACAAGGACACGGTAAGTATTTTGCTGGAGCTGTTGACAACCAATTAGTTTTAGATGAAAATAAGAAACCAATTCCTTATAGAAATTTTGGATTCGAATGAAATACTTTAGCACATTTATAACAGAGGAAAAAGCAAAGCTAACTTTGCTTGAGCTTCCCTATAAGAAAGGGGACCTTGAACCGGTTATGAGTAGAGAAACACTCAATTACCACTATGGAAAGTTGGCTAAGGGTTATGTGGAAAGATTTAACAAGGGAGAAGGAGATCCAAAGTTCAACAAAGCTGGAGCCTTTCTTCACAACATTTTCTTTCCTCAGCTTCAGGCTCCTACCCTATCAAACAAACCAACAGGTAGACTGGCTGATATGATTGATACTAAGTTTGGATCTTTTGACGACTTTAAAGCTAAGATAGAAGAAGTTGCCATGAAGATACAAGGCTCAGGTTGGGTGTATGTGACAAAAGCAGGGGAAATAAAAACTATCGTCAATCACGAAGTACGTGATGATATCATGTTGTTGATTGATTGGTGGGAACATGCTTGGGCACTTGACTATCAAGCAGACAAAAAGAAATATCTAAAAAATATTTGGCGCATCATTAACTGGGATGTAATAAGCACAAGATTCCAAACTGGATTATAAAACATGGTAAAGAAGAAATTAAAATTAACTGACGAACGCTCTAACTTTAAACCATTCAACTACGAATGGGCTTATGAAGCTTGGCTTAAACACGAACAGTCACATTGGCTTCATACAGAAGTTCCAATGGCAGAAGACATCAAGGATTGGAAAAACAAAGTTACAAAGGAAGAAAAGCGATTCCTTACGAATATCTTCCGTTTCTTCACTCAAGGAGATGTCGACGTTGCTGGTGGTTATGTAAAGAACTATCTACCTTACTTTCCACAACCAGAAATTAGAATGATGTTGACTGGATTTGCAGCTAGAGAAGCTTTGCACGTTGCTGCTTACAGTCACCTAATTGAGACTCTAGGAATGCCAGAGTCAACATACAACGAGTTTCTTGAGTATGAAGCAATGCGTGAAAAACACGATTACTTCATATCAATTGCTGGCCAGGATGCTACAACAATTGCTCAGCAGATCGCCGCTTTTAGTGCGTTTACAGAAGGAATGCAGCTATTCTCATCGTTCATTATGCTACTGAACTTCCCTCGTCATGGTAAGATGAAAGGAATGGGACAGATTGTTACTTGGTCTATTGTAGATGAGACAATGCATGCAGAGTCGATGATCAAACTATTCCGTACCTTCATTGAAGAAAACAGGGATATTTGGAATGATCAGTTGAAAGGTGAGATCTACACAATTGCAACAAAGATGGTTGAACTTGAAGACAAGTTCATTGATATGTGCTTTGAGATGGGTCCAATGGAGGATCTAACATCCGAAGATGTGAAGCAATACATACGTTATATTGCAGACAGAAG